GCATTATATACCGCATATTAACAATAGTTTTTTTAAAATAATTTTTTTAGTGATACAAAAGAGAAATATTTTTTAATTCTATGTGTTCATTTTCTAACCAATGGTATGATTAAGCACGTCAACTTTTGACTTCTACTTGTTTATCCACAGCTTTTTAAATTTGAATTTCGACTGAGCTCTAGCATATCATCTTGATTATGTAACAAAATCAAGTTAGGGGAAGTCTATGAGCGAAATTGCACCATCCATTATCCAGATAAAACCATACATCACACAAAGTATTGTTTTATCTGAGGCTTTATCATTTAAGCAAGTTGTACCATCAACTCACATGCTTATCCCCTACGCACTTGAAAAGATTTCAGCAGGCTTCCCCAGCCCCGCACAAGATTACATAGACAAAGTGCTCGATATGAATGAGCACTTAATTAAAAACGAAACTTCAACGTTTATTGTCAAAGTTGCATCGCTATCAATGCTCAATGCGGGTATAGATATTGATGATGAATTGATTGTGGATCGTAGTCTTGATGCAAAGCATGGCGATATCGTTATTGCACTAATTGACAATGAATTCACAGTTAAACGTTTAATGATCGATGAAAAAGGTCAATGGCTCAAAGCAGAAAATCCAGATTATAAAGATATTTACCTATTAGATGGTCAAGAACTACTTATCTGGGGCGTTGTCACTCATATCATTAAAATGACAAGAAAAAGATCATGAAACATGAGGAGAAAGTCTTTTTTCTCATAGACGTCAATAATATGTACGTCTCATGTGAAAGAGTCTTTGATCCCAGTTTGAATGATAAACCCGTTATTGTATTGTCAAATAATGATGGGTGCGCAGTTGCACGTAGCAACGAATCCAAAGCCCTAAATATAAAGATGGGGGTGCCTCTATTTCAAATTAAAGACATAGTACAAAAACATAATGTCCTCGTCCTTTCAAGCAACTATGCAATGTATGCAGAAATGTCGAGACGTTTTCATAAGATCCTTGCTTCATACGTAACTGACGAAGAAGTTGAACCTTATTCTATTGATGAATGCTTTGTTGATTTCACAGCTTATGAAAAGAACTTTGACTTAGAAAAAGTCGGGCAACAAATGCGCCAACAAATATGGAAATGGCTTGGCCTTCCCGTTTGTGTTGGTATTGGGAGAAGTAAAACAGAAGCTAAGATTGCAAATCATATTGCAAAGAAAAACGCCGGCTTTAACAGCGTTTGCGATTTAGTGAATATGGATCCATGCAATAAAGAATATTACTTTTCATTAATTGACGTTTCGGAAGTTTGGGGTGTGGGTCGAAAGCATTCAAAAAAGCTTCAATCGATGGGAATTAATACCGTGCTTGATTTAGCTTGTGCTGAACCTCGAGAGATGCAAAAGAGATTTTCTATCGTCATGGCACGCACGATCTACGAACTACAAGGCATTTCATGCATTGAGATCGAGCACACCCCACCCTCAAAAAAGCAGATTGTTGCAAGCCGATCTTTCGGTGGTCGCGTAACTGAACTTAATGATCTGAAAGAAGCTATCTCAATGTATGCTCAAGATGCGTGTAAAAGACTGCGTGATGAAGGTCTTTTATGCGGCTGTATGATTGCTTTCGTACAGTCAAATCCTTTCGACCCAAATGTGCCATTCTACAATAAATCAATCACAGGCTCGTTTTCTGAGCCCACAGATTGCGCATTTGATTTTGTTAAAGCAGCAACAAGGATGTTGAACGAAATCTACAAAGAAGGAATTGAATATAAGAAGTGCGGAGTAATATTAACTAGTCTAGAGCCCAAGTCTGGCCATACTTATGACTTGCTTACTGACTTTAAACACATAAAGAAAAAAGAATCTTTAATGCAGGCAATGGATAGTATCCATAGTAAATTTGGAAAGAAAAAAATAGGAGTTGGACCATGTTTTATACCCAATCGAAACTGGTCGATGTCGCGGGATAAATTGAGTAGAAATCCATTTCGGTGGGATGAGTTATTAATTATTTCTGATTAAAAATATTAATAACAATTATGTAACTTATGAAAATAATCTAGTTAATGATATGATTTAAAAAAAAATCGAGCGAATAAATTATGAAGCTTAACTCAATCAAGATAAGTGAATGGCAACAATTTTTGAAAGTGGAAATTGATTTCCATAAAAATGTTACAATTCTAACTGGTGCTAATGGTTCAGGGAAAACAACTATACTTAAATTTATATCTAATCATTATGGTTGGAGCAATATTATTTTAGCGACACCTATTTTAGAAAAACAGCAAGGGGCCTATGTTTATAAATCTAACTTTAAGCCAATAAAAAATGAAACTGGTGAAAAAATAACATATGATGATGATGCAATATTAGGCGAAATAACATATTCCAACAATCGAACTGGATATATTCTACTACCTTCGCAACAACAAAATAATCAGGGTCCAATTCAATTCTTCAATATTTTTAATCGGCAAAATATTGATGGTTTACATGTTAATTCCCATAGACCACCACCCAAGTATTCTAAAATGGAATCAATTCCTGTAGATCCAATGAATGCAGAACAGGCATTCAATATTTATGATATTCAAAACAAAAGGATATACTTATCAGAATACACTGATAAAACACCATTATTAAAAATGAAAGAAGCATTAATTTCAATGGCCGCATTTGGCCAAGGTAATAATTTTATTGAAAATAATAAAAATATTGAATCGCTATTTATCAATTTTAATAACATTTTAAAGCAGGTATTGCCAGAAGATCTAGGTTTTCAGGATATAATAATAAGAATTCCTAATGTATTACTAAAAACAGAAACTGGAGAGTTCCTGTTAGACGCTTGTTCTGGCGGTATTCTTTCAATTATAGAGATGGCATGGCAAATTTTTTTATATTCTCAAGACAAAAATGAATTTGTAGTTACCTTAGATGAACCTGAAAACCACTTACACCCTTCAATGCAGCGAACATTATTGAATGATTTTACAGCAGCATTTCCAAATGCCCAATTCATTGTAGCAACACATAGTCCATTTATAGTTTCATCAGTGAAAGATTCCAATGTCTATGCATTAAAATATAGTGATTTAGGAAATGAATCTTCGTTAGAAAGTGGTAAACGAAAAGTAAAAGCATATAAGCTAGATTTGACTCAAAAAGCGGCTACCGCACAAGATATCCTTCATGAAGTTTTAGGCGTACCTGTTACATTACCTAAATGGGCTGATGCTGAATTGCAAAGGATTTGCTCACAATTTGGTTCAACAGATATTACAACTGAAGGTCTGGAACGTTTAAAGCAACAATTGAAAATTGCTGGTTTAGAGGAATTTTATCCTGATGCAATAAAAAGCATTGTGGAGAACACCTTCAATGATTAAATTAACTAAGCTACCAGAACCCCCAATATTAAAAAATAATGCAGAAAAGTGGACTGCACAACATCTAAAAAACATTTCCGAAGGTAAAGAGTCGACTAATTATCTAAAGACAAGATATAGCCATAAAGATATAAAAGAAGTAATTCTTAGAGAAACCTCGGAAAAATGTGCGTATTGTGAAAGTAAATTTAGACATGTTCATCATGGTGATATTGAACACATTTCTCCAAAGACTTTAGATGAATCCAAAAGATTTGAATGGGAAAATTTAACTCTGGCTTGTGAGATTTGTAATCAAAATAAATCCACCACACCTATAGAGCTTATGGTTGATCCTTACAAAATGGATCCGTCAGAACACTTACATTTTGCAGGAACTATTATTTTAGAAAAAACAGATAATGGGTACTTTGCAAAGCAAATATTAGACTTAAATAGATCAGAATTACTTGAAAATCGTAAAGTAAGACTTGAAACTGTCTGCTCAGCTTTAAGAAGTCTTTTTAATAGAGATATTCCCTTAGATAAAAGGCAAATCTTACTGGATGCATTAAAGAAGCAGCAATGTAGTAAGTCTAGTGAATATTCAGCAATGTTCATTGAATATATTAAATCAATTGAAGCAGCGATGGAGTAAAAATATATACTTTTAAATTATTACTAATACTTATAGAATCAGTATTAGTAATTGAAATTAAATATTAATCACCAAATTTAAATTATTTTAGATAGTGCTTTGCCATATTTTAAAAATCTGTGCAAAGCACTATTTTTTAATAGCAAATTAGATAAGAAAATACCTAATTCACAGATATACATTTCGAATGACGATCTAATTGTCTAGCCCAAACGCCATAACAGCCATTTGAACGAATAGAGCAATCACGCTTCGCTACGTACTTCCATTTAAGTAGTGCATCACATGCTTGCCGCGGCTTGTTTTGGAGTAATAGCCTGCGCATTGAAGATTGATTCCAATTGCTTTGTCCAAAGTTGTAAACGAAGTCTAAATAAACGTCATATTCCGTTTGGGTTAATTTCACACCTGGTAAAGACTTACGAAATGCAACTTCATCTTTAGAGATATGAGCTTTAGAGATCTGGATTGCGCGCTCTTTTGTAATTGGTTTATCAGTCATTTTGACTGTAGAATCGTTTTCATATTTTGTTGAACCTATGCCAATTGTAGCCACTTTCCCGCTGTCTAAATAAGGCTTTGAGCTGTAACCTTCATATTCAATTAAAGACATAAAAAAAGTGGCCGAAACCACTAAAGATCCAACAACATATTTAGTCTTGTTTGACATTACATTCACCATTAAGTTTTTTCATTTCTAGCTCGTGCAAATCTTGCTCTCGTTGAATACGCAACATCGACTCAAGCTCTTCACGCTTATTTCGTTTAAATTGAAAATAAGCATTTAAAAGAAAACCGACTACCGCAACTAAAAGACCCGTTAAAGCGACCCAATCAATTGATGTAATAAATCCCAAAATTGTTGCTCCCGCCCCTGTGTATGTTGCATACGTTGCCTTTGTTGCCGCCCCAGCCGCCACCTCCGCAACACTACTTGCTGCATGATCTGCCATTTCATTTCTCCAGAATTTAGGCAAAAAAAAGCACCCTTATGGGTGCAATGAATTAATTTAAATTAACCTTCAGAAGTACTTTGAGTAATCTGATTTGTATAGTTCCACACCATGTTTTCCCATACATCACGTGCAGCAACACGAATGTAATATGGGGTAGTTGGTTGTAGTCCTCCAAAGGTAGTTGTTAAATCTGTGCCGGTCCATGATGGCGGCATTTGAGTTGGATCAAAATTAGGCGTTGGACTTAGCCATACAGCATAGTTTTTCAGGTCAGGTACTTCACTAGGCACCCAATTTACTGTAATAGAATCTACAGTTGCTGCTGTGTACACATTGAGAAGTACTGGTGGAACCGGGTTACTAATACTTAATTCCGCAAAAGTACTGACTTGGTCACCACTCTTGCTGGCAACCCGAATTGTGTAAGCTCGACCTATCCCGTCCTGTTTTGCTTCTTCAATCGAATAGCTGTAATCGGTATTGGTCGTATTGACTTCACGAATTTTGGCACCATTGGACCAGACTTGTACAAGGTAGCCTTCGGCACCAGTAGAGCTTTGCCATTGAACCTTGAAAGTTGTACCAACAAATGGAGATTGAAGCGATAAGCCTTTAACGCCTGCAGGACGTCCACCAGATAACGTGTAGCTATAAGCTGTTACCTTATCCAAGGTTTGCTCTTTACGTTCCAAACCATTAAAGCTAGTGAACTTTAAAAAGATCTGTTTTTCTACTAAACCTTCATTGTATGGATATTTGAATATAGCTTTATCCAAACGAATAAATGGCTCACCCGCATTATGGTTTTGTGAATCATCAAAACGTCCACGTAGAACCTCACTTAAGGTATATAAACCCGAACCATTTAAGGTGGCTACTTGATAATTAAAATACTCATCCCCTACTTTGCAAAGTGTTTGGTCTGCCTGAGCATCTTCCAATGTTCCGCTGAAAATCTGGCTTACCGTATTTAGCTCAACCTGTAATGCCGTATCATCTGCATCAATCGCGGTAACAAGCTGTCCATAACGTGCAGATCCATAAACAGTACCAATCATTTCATAGGTCGTATTATCAAGGCTGGCCCATACATTACAGCCACCCCAATTAACCTCACCTGAGACAGCAATCCATATTTGATTCTTGCCATCTGTAAGATCCAGCGGAGGCTCAAAAATAGATGGTGCATTTACATTACCCGGCTCTTCATTACCTCCCTGATAACCATTTGATGCTTGAGAATCATATTCAATGGCAGATCTTGAACCTACAGCTAGTTCTTCAGCTGTAATGGTTAATTCGCCGAATTCATCTTCCTCAATACGTGTAATACGGACAGGGAAATGTTTTAAGCCTAAAGCTTCATCTGTAATGGTAACGATATCCATTGGCTCTAGCCGGCAGTACTTCCAACCTAAGGTAAATTCATATTCATTACGCACATAAAGTAATCGTTGTAAGCGAAGTTGTGCAGCATGACGGGCTATTTTTGGCTCACAGAAATAATGGCATTCCACAGGATCCTCAGTACGCAAACCAAACATTTCAATATTTGCTTGATCTTTGGCTTCTGTAGTTTCAGTGTTGTACTGGTTATAGCGATTAATGTATTCAATCTGCACATGATTATAGGCATCTGTGTCACGGCTACGGCGCACACGTACTGGCTCATCATCGCCAATAAAGTCATCATCAGTTAAGTGGTAAACCGGTGTAAGATCCGGAGTAAAAGTAACGCCGTTACCTGTAATTGCAGAATCACCAAAAGATCTAACTTTTAATCCATCAGGACTTGGTACCACAGCACAATTTACTGCTTCGACTATCTCATTGATAGTTTCATAAGCTGGTCGTTGTTCTGTGAATGCAGGACTAATCAAGAGATTAGCTGCCCGGCAATAGGTTCTAAACTCTTCCAGATCCGCAACGTTAAGATTTGGGGCCGCACCATGACGTGGATGAGTGATGAAATCTTCAATAACATCTGCTGGGTTAGCATCATCAATTGTGTCAGATAGCGTGATAGTACTGATCACTTCAAAATTATGATTTGAAAGGCTTGCGCTATTACCCATCTCATAATTAGCTACAGCTACATATCCCAAATACGGATAATTAATTGCCTGTTCTGGATGCTTTGATACTAACCATCCCCACGGTGGATTATTATTTCCATCAAATAATTCAAATTTTAACTGGTCGATGGGATCTAAAGTAATAGATCCTTCTTGTTTGGGTACATATTGCTCTTTATCTACCCAAATCAGGCCAATCTTTTTAATCTGGTTTTCACATAAACCGAGCATGAGAGAGGCGCTATAACTAAAGGTGGTATTACTGGTTTTAGTACCCCCACCCTTACCACCAGACTTTTGAACTGTTGTATGAGGTGTAGCTGTAAAATCTCCATACCAAAACATATTAGCCGCTACACGAGTTTTACCATAAACCAATGGCTGGCAAAGCCCATAAGCTGACTGCTGGATCCGCATAGAGTTAATACGGGTATCCGTTGTACTAATTGTAGTACTACCAAATAATCCACCCATTTATTTAAGCCTCTTCATACGAAAAAACCCGGCAATTCGCCGGGCTAAACTTCCTTTTGTTCCATCTTGGATAATGACTCCCTGATGGAGGTAACTGTGGATGACCTGTGGCCATTCGATAACAATTGCACCATGACTGATACACTTGCCAAATTGATATAAAACGATGTCACCAGGTTGAGGTGGACCTTCAACTGGATCACATACACCTAAAATGAGCTCTAAATAACGTTGTCCCATCTGGTGCATGTGCCAGTCAGGTGGATATGGTCGTGGATCCAAATGATCCATCAAGCCTACTTTCTCATAAACTTCACAGATCAAAGTACCACAGTCAACACCAACACCCTTTACACGACCTTGGTGGTGATAAGGGGTGCCGAGCCAAGTCATAGCCTCAGCAATAATTTGCTTTTGTTTTAATTTAGGCATTATGGTTTCGCTCTTAATCCATGAGCACGTTCACCGGCTAGCATTTGATTAACCTTATTAATGACATCGGATAGACTAGCATTTGCAGGCAAATCCGCTAAAGCTTCCAATTGTCCTCCAATAATACGATTACCACCAACAAATAGCCCAGCTCCACCAGTTTCAACTCCATTTGTAAAGCTAGCTTTTCGTGTTTGATCAACTGTTAAGTATTCAACACCATTGAGTCTATATTGAACCTGACCATATGCTTGTCCAGCATTAGGATGGGTTACAATTACATTATGCAAACTTCCATAAGTACCATTACCCAGTAAACCTTTGACCTCAAAGGCAACTAAAGTTAAGTCACTGCCTTGAGCATCAATAGTATGGCTTACTGTATCAGACTGCCCGAGTCTATGGTCATACTTAGAGATCGGTGAATCGGTATTAAATCCAACCCAAGCATGTGCTCCATTTATACCTTCACCTCCTTTACAAAATATAGTTGGAACATCTACGTTATAGCCTAGTGCAAGGCCTCGTTTACTTATAGCTAAAGGTGAACCTTCGTTGATTCCTCTCCCGAGTACTTGGGCGCCATTATAAGCTCTTAAAAATCCACCATAGGCAAAAGCAAGGTTTCCGTATGCTTCTGCTCGATAGCCATGCGCTCTGGAAGCCACACCTTCAGCTCCATCATCTCCATACAAGTCGTAATTAGGATGTGTACTTAGTGTTCCTCCAGCAATTGACATGTAACCATCTGTTGAAGAATACATACCATCAGACAAACATAGATGTCCCATAGCATTTGAAATACGTTTTCGCGCCTGTGTATCTTTCCCCCAAGCGAACGAACAATAACCATTATTCGTTCCATCACTTGGCACATCAGGATTACCAGTACATGAACCTGCCCCACCAACTAAAGAGGCAACCCCATAAGCTATGCAATCATGACCAAAAGCATTTCCAAGATAAGCAAATGGTACATTGTTTCTTCCGACTGCGAACCCGCCAATAGCAATATTGGAGTCATGCCAAGCCTCAGGATTATTTAAACCTCGGAAGATGTTTAAATTATCATCTTTATGTGTGGGATCACTGATACCATATAAAAAACTGGCCATAATTGGATTGAGTTTTAGTTTTACAGGGGAACCCAATAACGGCGCATACTCCCCATTTTTTAATGATCTTTCATTAATATCCCGTTGTGTTGATCCATCCTCTGTCTTGATTAATAAGTCAGTCCAACCATTCGCACCTGCTCCGGCAGCGGCTGCAGCATCTATCGCATCTTTAAGGATATTGTTTAGAGCTTCTTCATTAGCATTTATGACCAATGAATTAATGTATGGAATCAATGCAGCAATGTAATCAACCAATTGATTTTGTGCAGTCTTAAAACCTTGCTCAGTAACTCTTGGACCAGTGAACTGTTCTTTGCTTGGTAGTGGTAGTGTTAAAGACATTTTACTCACCATAAAAATAAAAAAGCTCTGCCAAACGCAGAGCTTTTTCTAAATTGAAGTTTCAGGAATTGGTATGAATGGTGCACCTCGGAATCTCGCACGATTATTGAAGCGATTTTCACAAGTTTCTAACCGTTTGTCGCAACCGGGATAAACACGAATCGCCTCGCCTATCTCTGGCATTTTTAATAGAGGCAAAGTAAGGATGAGCGAACCAGCTTCATGCAAGCGTACGGTTCGTTTAATTCCGATATTTTCACCTTCTAAGAACTCCACAACACCTTGAGTAAACCAGCCTTGTGGCTGGCTTAAATCGCAAAGTATGCGGTTAGGCGTACTATTGGTACCAATTGATGTATTTACAGCAAAATCAGCGCTTAATAATCCGCATGCACTATCAAACAGAGTGTTTAAGCAACCTGGTGTATAGAGATTCCGTGGCATTTGAAGCTTTAAATTATCAACATCAGAAACCACACTTGCGTTAATTTCATATCGATTGAGCTCAGGCTCAACAATACGCCCTTCAAATAAGACCAATGTGCCAGCACTAGTATCAGTTGGTGTATTCATATCCATGAAAATACGTTCAAGCTTAAACCGAGCTCCATCAAGGATCCCATTATGGAAAGCTTGAGCTACAGGCACATCGCCAAACTTGGTATTTTCAGTAGTCTCAATAGTGATAGATAAGTTGTCTACTTCAATCCCTAAAGAAAGGCTAGTTCCTTCCCGGCTAATGATTGGTCCATCGGCTCGGAACTCTTTACCATGCACCATTAAATTGACGTCATAGCTTGTATAGCAATACTCAATGCCTTGTATAGTCGTAATGGTATAAAGATCGGCCATGATGAACTGATCAGCATCTAATAAGGCTATAAGTTTTGGAGAGGCTTGTCTCATATCTTGTTCCCTAATGTACCAATCAAATCAACTTTTCCAGCTTTCCAAAGCTTGTGCATAAAATTGACATATTCTTGTGTGTCATCTTTAAAACGACAACGATAATAAAAAGTCCCAGTAATGGTTATCTCTTGACCCTCTTCAGATGGTTGAGAAATGATATATTTCCCATCTGAAGTAATTTGAGCGGTTAAGGTATTCCACATCAGCTTTTCCTGATTTGGATTCCACATGGTTTTAGATGGAGTCTGATTCCACATATTAGGATCTACTTCACCACTCCCAAAAATTTTCACCTGTGTATTCACTAAGGGCATCTTATCTGTATACATTTCCTTGTATAACTGGAAGGTCTTAGTAGTCCCATCACTAATAAAAGTGCATTTAAACTCATTATCCTCAGGCATTTTGAAGAGGAAGGAATCAAAAGCACCTCGGCGCTCTAAATAAAACCCTTGTAGTTGCTGCAATTCCTTTCTCCCCTTATTTTCACGCAAAAATGCGTAAGACAACGAAATTTCATATTTTGGTGAGGCCTGAAAGCTCGCACGGAGCTCTCGGCCATTAATTGAAGTCATGATCTTGGTATTGAACATGGGGGTTATTGAGGTATCCCATTCAAGACCGGGTAATTCTGGAAATAATACGTTTGACACTTACTCCTCCTTATTTGCCATTCTTACCGAATCCACGGGCATAACTTTGCAAACCACTAGCAACTGCACGGCCATTGCTCTTCAAGAGACGCTGAATACTCTTGGCATCAATTGCACTAATATTAATGGTTGCTCCTGCACCTCCACCTTCAGCGGCAGCAGCTGCTCCAAAACTTGCCCCATTACGCAAGGCTTTACCCATTTCACGGATTGTATTCGCGTGTTGTGAAGGTAGAACCATTTCATCTTCATGAAGCTGGGTAACTGGATTCACACCGGATGGAATGTCGTAACCGCCTCGAGCAGATTTAATCTTGCCCGCAAGACCAGCAACCAAACCAAAAGCAGCCGCACCAGCACCAACGGCTAAAATTGGACCGACATACGGAATTGCAACCATGGCTTTAAAAGCTCCGGCCATTGCTTCCCATGCAGACATCATGATGCCTTTGATAGCTTCAGCTGCTTTTAAGCCTAAACGTGCTAAACCACCTGCTGCAGTAACGCTGGTACGTGTTGCTTCACCTGCAATGGTTGCCCCTGTTTGAGCAGCTTGGCCAGAAGCTTCAGCTGCTGTTTCAGCACCGACAAAGCCAAGTTTACGAGCCAATTTAATGGCTTGGATTCTTAGCCATCCTTGCAACTCTTTAGTAGCTGTTTGCAAGGCAAATGCTCCCATGTCAGCAAGCACTGCTTTAGTTGCGTTACTCCAAGTGAGGGTACCATTCATAAGAGACTGAATGCCCTGATCCCAAAGGTTAGAAAGACGAGAAGTAAACCCACCAAACTTAGCCTCAAAGTCTTTCATTTCCGCATCACTGATTAAGCCCATAGACTTAGTGTCAGCAACTTTCTGATCTGTCTCTAAATCAGAAATATTATTAGTGATTTGGTTTTGATTACCTTGTTTGCCTGTAATGTTGGTCTGCTCATTTTCCAAAGCCAAACGCTCTAAAAGACCTTGCCGCTTAATTTCGCGTAACTGATCTTCTAGCTGTTTTTCCAATTGAACTTTTCGGACATTTGAAATTTTCTTGGCATCAAACTCGGCTTGAATTCGCGCAGCTTCAATTTCATAAAGGCGCTGTGCTTGCTGTTGATAATTGTCTATTTGTTCTTCACGAGCTTTTTTGTATTCCTCAAACTCTTTTAAACGAATAGCAATGATCTTGTCGGATGCATCCTTCTCGGCTTTGACTTTTGCAGCGGCTTTTTCAGCCTCAGACATTTTAGACTTTTCAATTTCATCCAAAGCCTTTTTGAGATCCATCGCTATTTTTTGCTCTTCAGTAGCATATTTATAGCGAATATCAGCTAATGCCTTAGCAGCTTGCTCAGCTTGGCGCACAGCATCAGATTTACCCTGCTTTGCCTTATCTGACTTACCACTTTCTGGATTTAATGCTTTGTTTTGACCAATACCCGAAGTGACACCACCGCTTCCACCTCTGCTACCTAGTTGAGCTTTTTGGATATCAATAGTCGCTTTAGTTAAGCGATCAAAAGAAGAAGTTCCGCTAAAAATATTAGATGCTGAATTTATCGCAGCTTTAGTATTACCAGCAATATCAACCACAGTATCTTTGGTTTCAGTCCAGATTGCCTTAACGCCACCAGCCAGAGCCTTGCCTTTAGCCAGAATCCCATCTGCATTTACAAAGTTTACAGCAGTACTTCCAATGGTTCGGAGATTACTCATTACACCTGACATCAATCGTACTAGGTTTTGCAAACCAGTCCCAAGTCCAACAATAACAACTGCCACTCCCTTGGCAACTGAGCCTAATGTTTGGATAACTCCCGCAAATGCACCGCCTTTTGTGGTGCCATTCATAAAATGACTAATAACACCGCTTAAAGCTGGCATCACTGCTTGAGCCAATTGATTTTTTAAGCCGGTGTACTGCATTTGAAGTACTTCAGTTTGAGCCTTTAATTCAATAGATTTTTGAATTGCCTCTTCACCAGTAATAATTCCCGCTTCTTCCATAGCAGACTGGTATTCTTTCCAAAGCTTACCGCCATCTTGCAAAATTGGGATTAATCCAGTGAGATCCGAACCCATGCTCTCAAGATAGAAAGACATTTGCTGCTGATTGACTCCAGCTTCTTCCAGCTTATCGACATAAGTCTGTAAGGCTTCTACACCATCCATCTTGGACATTTCTTCGGCGAGCTTTTTAGCCCCCTCAGCGCCAGATTCCGTTTTAACGGCGATTTGCTCAAAAAAGTCTTTAGCTCCACCAGAACCCACTGATGCAAACTCACCGATCTTTTCGTTGAAGTCTTTCATCATGTCTGAGAGTTTTTCTTGTGAAAAACCTAAAGTTTGAGCTGCACCAGACAATCCCTGAAATGACTGTATCGAGGTATTTGCTAAGGCTGAGAATCTCGCAAGTTCAACATTGTTATTAGCTACTTCAATTGCCAGTGTTGCCAACCCCGCAGTAGCTGCTACGGTCCCCCCCACTGCCAACCCTGCAACCGCTCCAGCTGCTACTAATGCACCACCACGCAGAGCTCCTAATTTAGAGGTAATACCCTCAAAAGCTGAACCTATTCGTGAACCACCAAGAGCTTCACTAATTTGATTGCTAAAACCTTCTGAAATAGACTTAGAAACATCATCAAACTGTCTTTTGACATTTGAGAGGTCAAACTTAAATTTCACACCTTTAGTAGAATTTTCAATTTGCTTGGCAGAATCAGAAACAATTTTTTCAGCATCATCCATGCCCTTTTTTAGTTCGGATGTTTTCGCACCCACATGTACTTCTACGCGATTATTACTTGCCATACGAACCCCTTAGGCATAAAAAAACCACCCGAAGGTGGTTTTGCATTGTTTAGGAAGTTTATTAAGAAACGTTTCTGCTTTTTAAACATTCTTCATAAATCATAGAGGAGTAAGTTTCCTTATATGACTTTCTTTCACTGCTATACATCGTTAATGGAATATGATCATAAATGCTATCAATTAACTTCTTATTTATATCAGCGGATTCTTTATCGCTAACATGTTGGTCAATAAAACCATATTGCTGTTCTCTACTTTGTCCATTGAAATAATTATCTAAATAGAGCAATGATGCATCTCTGAATACTCCACACTTTTCCTCTACTGTCATTTTTTCAACTGATTTTGCTTGAGCGGTATTTATAAAAATAAATATAAGTGCAAATAGATAAATCTTTTTCATCAAGGTTCTCTTGGAATTAGTCAATTAATAAATCATTTTCGAGTTCAGGAAGAAGAACACATCTACAATTTGGCTCATAGTCCCCCCAATGCATTAAGATTAGATCAAAATCATTTTTTAAATTAAAAATTTTCTTATCTAGATCTTTGCAAATATCAGGGGCTTGTTCAAAATTCCCATAACTAAAACAAATATTTTTTACATCCAATTTATTGAAAGAATAAATATTAAAAAAAACTAAATTTCTAGATAAAAACCACTCTAGATAATTTTTATCTTCACTTAGTTTCTTAACATCACATATTGGATCAATAGTTGATACATCAATAAATTTCAAAAAAATCTTCTTTGAAACTACTTCATGCTTTCTTAACCATCTAGATAGGTTTTCTAGAAATGGAATAACTGCTTCATTATTGATATTGAAGTCATTAATTGTAAACATTGATTCTGTTAGGGATGTTCCCCATATATCTTGAGCATTAGGTTTAAATTCAGAATAAATCAATTCCCTCTCTTCCAACGTAAATGATGCTCTCCACCAATCAGTAAGATCAATGTTGAACAGACCCATATACCTGTTAGAGTTATTGTTTTTATTTTCAAAGAGCTTTTTTATAAAGTTCATCAAAAGATTACCACATGTTTTAAAGTATAAGTAATTTAACAAGTTGACTTATTTTTGTCATATCAGAAAAATTAGGGCAGCCTCAACCACCCTGCGGAAAATTCGACAAAACTTCCAGCATATCGTCCTCGTCATCATCTAATACGGTGATAGCTGGGTCTGTCTCTTCAATTCCCATAAAAGCTTCCAAAATACGGCAAAGCCGTTGTATCCCAATATGTGCGGGAGGGTTACTTTGCTGATACGCACTTAATGCTCTTAATCTAGGCAGGTCCATTTCATTACGTACATAGTCGTAATCTTTACCCATCGTTAGTACTAAATGCGTGTACAGCTCCTCCCAATTTATTCCCCCGAAGATTCACCTGCTGGTTTTGGTGAACCTGTATATTCCAAGCCAGATGTTTTAGTTACTAAGGCTAAAACTTCTTCCATGTTTGCCATGTCTAAAAGCTCATCCGAAACGTATTCACGAGTAATATCCGGGTAATTTCGTTTTAAACAAATGTGAGCCATATCTACGATTACAGACACAGGAACATCATTTGAGCTTAACTGTTCTTGGAAACGCTCAAGTGTACCCAATGGTGCCGGAGCAAAAATCCATGTCTGACCAGCAATTTCTTTACTATTACCACGTGGGTTATCAACTTGCTTAAATTGCATTTGGCATTACTCCGATAAATCAATTTTGAAGACACGGTTAAGATCATCTGCCATAGGCTGGAATTCAAACTCAGGAATGTCGTAATCGTCCTGTTTTGAGCTGAACCCAAGCTTGTTACTGGTACAACGGAAGAAATTCATGTGCATGAACTTGCCTTTGTAGTCACGTTGCAGGTCAACGGCAAACTCTGGCGTATAACCCATATCTAGGTTTGAGACAGTGATTGATTTAGCGCCCGCCACCATTGCTGAATAACGGAAGTTAATAAATACCGTTTTACCTGCATCTGCAGCAGCAAATGTATAAGCACCGGTTGCCGCATCTACACTGTATTGCCCTGTTGCTGGTGCTGAAGCTACACGTTTAAGTGGGATTGCTTTAGCATCTGTTACGCCTAGATCCTTTACATATGTACCGCTGTTAGGAACAACCGGTGTAACAGTGCCACCAGCCGGAATCACTTCACCATTAATGGTTTGGGAAACTGTTTCGATTCCACCCTCAGCAACAACACCACCGAAGAAAATTGAATTTAACAATGTACCGTTAATACGCCCGAAAGAAGCTTTACATTTAATGGTACCTTTACCACGCGCGGCATCTACGGCGAACTGTCCACGACCAAAAAGCTCTTTTAAGTCATAGCTAATATCTACACCAACGGATTGCATAACCCCCACTTCAACTGGTGTGGGATTGCTAATCGGTTGCCCGTATACATCTTGAATCGGTGTAGCAAAGATCTTGCCGGCACCAAATAAATACTGAGCCATTTATTTTGACCTCTCTAAAATGACAAAACCGCCATGGAGGCGGTCATAAAATGAAGGTTTTGTTAATTGGTTGTGAGGATCCGGATAGGGATAATTGCAATCGCCTGATCATCAAGCATGTTTTCTACTGCTTCATATACTTCTACGGTGCCCTCGATCCAGCAGTGCTCTACCAAACCACCTAAGGTTTGATACTCACTAAAATCAGGATGGTCTGGCTTAATAGCTTCACGTACACGATCGATGAAAACATTCATCTGTGATGATGGCGGCTTTGTAGTGTCCGACTCATGAATATAGAGATAAACCTCAGCAGCAAGTTCAACTTTTGAATCTAAACCATGTACCGGGACTTCTTGCTGATTGCCTTGTGTAATAAACATGGCTGGGCGCTGTTCTGGTGTTACATGGTTAAAGTGACGTAAACGGCGACTTACCGTAATCAAACCTTCTACCCTTGTGCTTAACCTTTCAAACAACGCCTGATAAATTGCTTCACTATCCACCTGCTATACCTCGCTCAATTGCTGCATCAATATTTTTCGGCACAATCTTGGCCACGATATCCAGTGAATCACGCATGAACCTCAATTCTCTAAAACGAACATTCCTAGAATGGGCCTTAATATTGACCTGAACAGGTGAAATAGGTCGGCCAAAAGCCTGTTTAATTGTCCTTAGATGTGCTTTAACACCCAAAGCTCCATTTAAGCCAAACTCATGTGCTGGGGCATAAGGCACCAAAGCACCACCAGCTCCCACGGTTCCCTCAATGGAATCCTTATCCTCATCCACCTTTGATGAAACGGATCCACGCAAGCGGCCAGTCTGAACTTTAAGTCGTTGGCCACTTAACATGTCTTCCTGAACAATCCGCTGTAAGCGCAAAGTAAGAGCGTTAATCGTGCGTCTTATTTCAAACCTAACGCGATTATTCATCTCATCAAAGTTGACCTGAGTATCAACACGATAATCGCTCATAGCTTAATTACTCTTTAGCAGAGGCTGTCGATTTCTTTGGCTCAACAACTTCAACATAACGCTCAAAACCTAAGGGCTTTAAAATATGGATGATGTCATCATCAGATTCTAAAACGCCGTTTTTGATATCTAGGTTTTGCCCGGCAATAACGAGTTTGGTTGGTTTGTAACCTTCTGGTGCCTGATATTTAAAAGGCATGGGATTCTCCTATACGACAAAGGCACCAACACCCAAACGGTTAGGGTTTGTGCCTTCATCATCAATTGGAATTGAATTTTTTAACGCAAGGTAACGCTGGCCATAAATGCTGAGATCATAGAAAGCTTCTTTCGATGAACGTGAATAACTCACACTTTGGCCCGCAATTGTCATGCTTGAGGCAGTACTAAAAGCAGCACCATTGCCACTCGCAGTACCAACTTTAAGAATATGTGCTGCATATAGACCTACAGCACGCTCCTTTAATGCGCCAAACTCAATTTGAGATACGACCAGATCTGCTTCTTCTAATGCATCCTGAATTCTCTCATCTGGCAAAGACATTAAACTCGAATCAGTCGAGAACTTTTTACGAAACGTTTGTACGTCCATAGGTCCACCTTATTCTTTAGCCTGAGCTAACTTAGCTTGTAGCTGCTCAAGTGTTTCATCGTCACTGAACGTTACTTCAAGTTCTGTTAATTCAGCTTTCACGGTGGCCAAAGCAGCTTCTTCTGCAGCTTTTGCCGCATCACCTGCTGCATCGTTTTGTTTACCGCCTTTACCACCACGGCCACCGGTTTTACCACCTGCCTTTGGTTCTTCATCTGGGATTTCCTGAACTTCGAGCTCACCTTTTTCAACGAGTGATTTAAAGGCTTTACCTTTAGATATACGTGTGAGATCCGCAGCACTAACTTTCACAGTTTGACCCTGACCGACCTGAATTCCATCAAAAGAAAAAGCGGCCTGAGAGCCGCTGTAAGTAATTTTTGGCATGTTTAGTTATCCTTATTCAACATCGTAGTAGCGGAGAGAATCGACACGTTTTAAATAGACACCTTCATACATATAGTGTCCCGGTGTACGCATCACATAATTGATAGGTTGAGCTGCCAAGAATTCCAGTTCATTACAACGGAAAGTAATACAGCTCGGATCACGGCGATAAATAATACTGCGGTCAGTACCACCTTCACCTTTACCTTCAAGCATACTTTCAGAAGTGAATGTCAGTGTTTTACCTTGCATTGCAAAGGTGTTCTTTTCCTTAATGTATTCAAGGAAAGTTTTACCCGCTGAATCTGGAACGATACGGCTCGCTAGAATAGTGAACTTATTCTCAGGCATCACGAAAGTATCTGGTTGAATACTGCCATCGAACTTAGAGGCATTAGAAGCACCTTTAATTGCCTTATTGATATCGGCAAGAATGACCTCAACTGTAGCAGTTGTATAATCTACTGTAGAAGTAATCACCTCAACACCTGTTTGATTATAGAAGCCTAGCAAACCAGTTTCTGGCTCGCCAAACCAAGCGACATCACTCATGTGATTTTCATAGGCCAATCGAGCTGCTGCAACTTTGTCAGTCGTTAGCTGGATACCTGCTTTTAAGGCAGCTGCAGCATCAAAAATACTGATTTCATAACCAATAACACCAGGCTGTACAGTGAGTTTTACTTCATCGTAAACAACTTCTGCTAATGGCACATCATTACCTTGACCTGAGAAGCGCTTACCACGTCCTACGCCTCTCTTACGTTGCAATACACTAGCCGAACCTATAACTGCACCTTCCAATCCTTCAATCGGTAAGTACTTTGCATAAGCTTGGGCTTCAGCAAGTTGCGGTGTCATTTCATCGATTGATTCAAGCTTTAACAATAACTTGGCAAAGTTATCTAAATTAAATGCATCCCCTACAGCGATTTGCACCCCATGTGCAACTGCTGATAGGCGGATTTTCATTTGTTCTAATTGTTTTGACATTGATTATGCTCCACGCAAACGAAGAATAGCTAATCCATCAGGACCAGTGATGGTTTCCCAAGAGGCATTAGGTAGTTCCGTAGAATCTAATGCTGCTGAAGAAAGTGAACCAAGTGGCGCTTGGGCAGTAGGGTTCGCAGTACGTACATAAACCTTCGCATTGATATCAATCACTGGAGCTGAAGGCTTCACCCAGATAGAACCGATTTGCATTACAGGTGCACAGTCCTTAGCTTGATAGGCTTCTTTACCTAAGGCATTTTTTCCAGATTTACCCACGTGCTGAAAAACCACTACACCAAACTTTGTATTGGTTGCCCCAGTTACTGCGCTTACGGTTTTCCCGTCAGCAGATTGGACCACCACTTCGCCGTCACTAACTACGCCAGTACCAGCAACTGGCAAAGATAAAATTTCTTCGGGCATGTGCAGGCGAGCACGCATACCCGGAATAGCTTGAGGGGTTAAAGACATTTGCAGTTCTCCAGTTAATTAGAAACTTTGTTTCCAAGCTTCTTTTTTGTTGTTTGGTTTAGGCTCCCCATCTACTGGTTTACCGTCACCAGTTTTAACTTGCTGTTGCTGGTGAAGAGCATCACCTACAGGATTAGAAGGATGTGTACCCTTCACAGCACAGAGTGCACGGAAAGTTGTGTCGATCTGCTCAGGCTTTGCATCACCTACTGATACGCTACCCATCAAAGCAGTTACTAATGCATCACCAGCTTTTGCAGCAATAACGTCACGCTTGATTTGCTCACATGTGCAACCTTCAGTTTTAACTGTTGGTACCAATGCCTTAGCATCGGCAATAACAGCAGCACGTTCGGCAGCAGCTTGTTCAAGTTTTTCAGGCGTCATCTGGTTCTTTTCCAGATCACCTACTTTTTGCTCAAGAGCAGTTTTTTCGGCATGCAACTGATCTACAACTGCTTGAATTGCTCCAAGCTCATCACCGATAGAAAATTGCTTATCACCAACTTTGAGCTTTGCCGACTTTAAATTGTCCAGCTGCTCTTGCTGGATTTTTAATGCATCCGCTAAAGGCGTGTTGTCGCCAATGTTATAGCGCACACCATTTACAATTACTTCCATTGATATATTCCCCTTATGTGGAGTTTGTTGTTTGTCACCGATGCGGCAATCACCACCACAACGGCCATATTTAACGAGCGCTACGTGATTGCCTATAAAATTGATAAATTTCGCTTGATACGGCGTACCATCTGGCGCCGTACCCTGCTCAACGATTAATAAGGCTCCATAGCCAAGCGACATTTCTAGCCGCTCGTTGCTTTGGATCAGATCAATACTGATCTTGTCTTTAATGAGCAAATCTCCCACCAGATAATCGCCTTCCTGTCTGACGTTCTCGCAGTAGCCAATGTGATAATCCTTCCAATTAGAGGCATTAATTTCATTCTTTGGTGGGTGATAATCCGTGACGTCTACACCGTTAAAACTTTTTATAGTCTCAGGCTTGAAAAGCTCTTCTGCAGGCGTGTAGACATTAATGATTTGATCTGCGGTATAACCTTCCAGTGAAGGAAACTCATACGCATAGTACTGTCGTACTTGAGGCGCTTTAGCTAAGCGAACATTTACGCATTTCAGATACCCTTCTTTAGTAAATGAGCGTGTCGATTCACTTGGCGCAAAGTCACCAATTTTGAGTTGGTAAATGGTTTTCATAAATTGCGCTCAATAAAAAACCCACCAGTTGGTGGGTTTTATGGATAAATATGATTAAGTTGCATGTTTCTTTTTAATACATTCAATGTAATCAACATGTACTGCTCTAAGTTTTTCTATGATCATTCCTAAATCTAAATTTGAAAACTTACATATAAATTTTTCATCTGTTCTTGGGTTTTCATCTTTAAAAACCACATAATCAACTTCCGTTGTCATTTCAAAATTCATATGACTTATAGCATTTCTCACATGACGCAAGTAGTCAATTCTACCTCTATCGAATTTATAAGTTGTTTCTACTTCAGGATTTAATTCTTCAGCTATATATAGATTAATTTCATCATATTTATCTTTATATAGATTGAAAATAGTTTCTCTTGGTATCACAAGCATTATATAAAAAGCAACTGGAATAGTTCCTTGATTAATTACACCTCTCTCAGCAATCATATTTTGAGTAAATTTATCAATAAAATTTAGCTTCTTATACTCATGAGATCTTACAAATTCAAGATTATGCATTTCCCAAAGCCAAATAAAATTCATATAAGTTTGGATAATTAAATTTTCATGCTCACTAAACTTTTGTGCCATTTAAAAATACTTTTTAACTTAAGTTCATCCTATATTACCAATAATAAACCCACTATATAGTGGGTTTATTAAAAATTAAAAGTTTAAAGTGCTATGTCTCCAATCTTTACTAATTCGTCAGATCTGTTCAAAGTGAAAACTTCACTACTTCCATTAAGGAAAATTTTATCTCTTACTTGTATGTTGTAATTTCCTGTTATATCAAAAACATTTGTGGTGCTATACACGGTATATCCAATATAAATTTGATCCTCAACAACCAAACGCTCACATGAAATGGTATGTTGATATCCGTTTAAATCATTAAAAACCAAGATCATAATATTCTTCCAATTTTTTTCAGTTATAAATGATTTCGATATAACTAATCAATCAAAATATCCTCATAGTTAGGCAATGCCGTGCAACGACAACGAATAGGCTGACCGGGATGTCCTCCATCTGGCGGTGAATCCCATCTGAATGTCTTGCCTTGCTTATGTTGATGATCTGGCCGCACTCGCTCGTCTTTGGCCGTTTGCCATGTGTATGTCTCAACACCCATCGAAAGCTGTCTGGCTTGGTTAATTTGGCCGTTAATCTTGCCCATCTGATCACTAGCAATAAGACGTGCACGATAATCAGTAGATAGTCCTAATTGCTTAATTGCTTTGGCCAACTCTTCATTTGTTTGTCCAGTCTGCAAAGCGTTGGTAATTAATACCTCAAGCTTATCGGCGTATTGCTGCGGAATAGACTTAATCAAACTGACATTTGCCGTAATGTTTAGATCCACCTCGTCCTGAATATCAGCAGCTCGATAGAACGGCGTTAGATCCACACCAATAATTGTTTTGGTGTGCTCTGCAATTTGCTTGTCCACTTCCTTTTGGGTGTCAGTCACAACTTTTGTGGCCAACGGTCGCGAAACCTCAACAACATACTTTGTGAGTTTTTCCCTAAACGCCGTCATCATGTCTGAGAACCAAGCATCCCCGATATTCTGGCCTACTGTAGGAATAACTAATTCCTTTGTTTGTTCCTGACAGTATTTAGATATAGCTAGTAATTGCCGTGTGTAATAAAGCTCTACACGGCGATTTACGTGCACGGCTCTCGGCTTGGAGGCTTTCCGCCCTTTCTTACGTTTCTTTGCTTGCTGGAGGTGTGGTTTCAGTATCTGAATTATCGTTGTCATCAGGCTTCACCATTGTTTCAAGCTCTTTGATATGTTCTTCATCAATCACTGAATAAACACCGTCAATGAGTAGCTGTCGTGCTATCTGTGGCTCTGTAATAATGCCCATCTCTAAATATTTAGCATCCCGTTCAGCGTTAGCTTTCTCAACTTCAGAACGGACTTTAGCGTCTAATTGCCATAACGGATTAAACACAACATCTAAACTTGGAATCTGACGACCAAATGTAGCTTGAACAATTACTCTTAAAAGCTTCATCATGAATGGCTTTAAGGACCATATTTGCTTAGTAGCAATACTGTCGTAATAGTTCCGTGTGTCGTGCTCACCAGTTGCGTTCATGCCTGCAGGCGATTGCCCGAATAAAATCGTATATGGCATATCAGCAGCACCAGAAGTTTGAATCGAATACTCACGCATTAGATCAGGCAGACCGCCAAAGCTATAAGATTTAGAGTCATACTCTTCCTCTTTATCTAAAACGATCATGCCGTTTAAGCCTTTAAGCAATCCGACACTAAGAAAACGTTCAGCTACGGATTTCATGTCCTCTTTGATCTTATCGACCAAGTTGGGAGTTCTAATCACGTCAATTTTTGATTCATGCACAAGACTTGCTGAGGCTTTCTTAACGGCAGCATGATCAAGTAGATCCTCATAAACTTCCTGTAAGACACTTACTGGCTCTTCATTGACCACATCTGCATGACCAAATTTAATTAAGCGCGTGTGGTGGATCCGTTGGTTAGACTTTCCATCGAGCTTAAGCTTGTAAAATTCAGGCTGCTTTAAAAGTCCACCTGCCTCCTTAGGCGATAAGTATTTACTGGTATCAGCTTCAATGTGCTTTTTCTTCAGGACCGTGAAAAACTCCAAACGGCCCACGCCTAACTTGTTTAAATCAAATGGCTGATCTAAGTTGCCGCCGTCTACAGTCCCTAGAAGCACATAGCAAACGCCATATAAACGAGAAAGTACCAAACTAGATAAGAGCAGCCCATCTAAGTTAAAAGCCTTACACGCCTCTTTAAGCTTCAATAAATCGTTATCTTGAATCCCTTCAAAAAACCATCCAGCTCGAAGCATGTCACTTGCTGGTCGGTTGACGATTCGCTTAGCTAACCAGTGTTGATACACGGCTTCTAATTGCTCATCAGGAATTACTTTCTTAACGAAAGATCCGTGAGAAGCTTTGTCACGTTCGGTACCAATATTTGAGACAAAGTTTGTATACGCCCCTGCATCGCCAATTGCATCGGACTTTTTATCTTCAGCCATAATTTCCTCTAATCAAATACAGTTGGCTTTTTGGCTAATGAATCATTAATCGCATCAATGGTCGGATCCCACTGGTCGTCATGGTCATGTGACCAATCAGCGGTAAGTCCTTCTATCTCTTCAACGTAGTTCAATAACCATGGTGCGTTTGCAGGTAACCAAACGCGCTGATCTTCAACATAAAGAATGACGTCCATTGTCCGTGACAATTTGTCCTCATCCCGCTGAATTGCCCTAATAGGTAATGTAGTTTCCCTAGAAATAGATTGAATTAATCCGGTACCACTCGCCTTATCCTCTACGGCCATATAACGAAGTTTGCCGATTTTGGTGTTGCTATCCTTATGCTTATTGATAAAGGCTTTAGCCTCCTTCAATAGTTCAGGTGCTTCCCATTTCCCGCGTTTCACATCAATGATGTAAAGGTTATTGTCATAGCCTAGACCAGCACATAAGAACACAGAGAAGTCATTATGCTTTTTGACCTTCTGTGCAGTATCGGCCCATACAGCCCGCCATTTAAGAACAGGTAGCTCTAGATAACGTGGGAACCATTCAGCCTTAACAAGATCACCTCCCAGCTTTTTAGGGTTTTGCATGTATTGGCTTGCAAACGTATAGCGTGACACTGTGGCGCCGTCTTTATCTTCCCCGCCTTTCTCCAGCTGCAGCAATGAAAGTAAAGATTCTTTTAATGGCCAGTAGCTTTGTCTGCCTTTCTCATCACGTTCAACATCATGTGGAATTTTTCGCTGTATGTTTTCGGGTAGCTTATTGATGTACTCATCATCAATAAGTGCGGGAATACTGATCTGTTCCCACTCACCAGGTACATTACCAGTCAACACAAAGTTAGTCGGATCTTCAACGTGCAAACGCTGCATGATCAGAATAATTGGCGTGTCAGATTTAGCTTTACGCGAGTTGACCGTGTTTAAGATCTTACGATTAGCTTTACGTCTAGCGGTCTGGCTAAATGCATCCTCAGGCTTTAATGGGTCATCAAGAATAATGGCACCGGTAAAGCCCTCATTAGCTAATGTACCAGCACGGCGACCAGTGACCTGCCCACCCATTGAAGCAGAATAAACATGACCAGCATCGTAACCATCAACTGTAGTTTTCCAGCTCGACTTAGCATCCGTACTGGTAGAGATCTTTACTGGCCATAAACTCTGAAAGTCTTCCGACTTGACAATGTTCCTTGCAGTTGCAGATACATCCTCTACAAGTGATTGTGAGAAAGACAAATACAGGAAGCGCGAACGTGCATTACGCGCTATACCACGGGCAATAAGGTTTGTGAGTAATTCAGTTTTACCGCTTCCGGGTGGAACGTTAATAACTAGGTTTTTAACCTTGCCAGCTATTACCTCGTCAATCTTGTCGGCAATATATTCATGATGCCAATTGACCGAAAACTTAAAGCCCATGCGAGGCAAGAAAAAACGCCGTGTAAAGAATAAGTGTTCTTTCTCACAGAGTTCACGCTCCAGCTGCATTTCAAGCAGCTTAGTATTTACCTTTGAGTTCATCTAACACCTGCCGTATCTGTTCAGGCGTTGCAACAACTTGTGTGACATGCTCGCTTTGAAGTGGACCACCACCAGCGCCAGTTAGCTCTGTTTTATTAGTGAATTGCCCGCCAATATCCTGAGCTGCCTGTTTGAGAATATTCATAGCAGCAACACGGTTTCTGCTATGTTTTTGATACTGGTTTTCATAGCGCTGCATACGTACTGCTAAATTTGAAATAGGTATGGCCTCAGGCTTGCCCAAAAACATTTCGCGAGTCTTTTCAAAATCTTTTCTTAATTCTTCGCTCAGGTTCTCGCCTGCCCGTTTGGTCGGGTCGTATTTCTCACACTGCTGTTTAGTAACTTTTATCCCGTATTCTTGGTTGACGAGCTCAGCAGTTTCTGTGGGTGTATTAAATACGGCAAGTGAGCGAACTATAAAGAGTTTTACCTCTTTTTTTAGAGCCGCCATATCCTCAATCCTGTCAACCTACGTCAACCTAAATAGCCAAAAAAAAGAGCCTCAAGGCTCAGGTAATTACGCAGTTTCCACAACATTTCGAAATATCTAAATCAGAAACAAACGGCGGGTTTTTAGCGACTTCAATAAGCCGCTTAACGTTTTCATTTGCACCCCAGCGTTTAACAACACCGATAAACTCTTCCACATCGTGACCAGCCAAATAGTGCTTTGGTAAGCCAGTATGATCACTGTAAATAATCTCACCGTCCGAGTCTCGTTCTACACCAATGTGATAAAGCTCATGTTCAAGCAAAGCACAGAACTCGCTATCGTTTGCCTTTTCACAAAAGCTTGCATCGATTGTGATTAGGTAAATTGGAACGAAACCGAACCAATCACGCATTTGCTGCTCTTGTCGGGCTTTTTTCCAGCCACCTTGTTGAAACATAACCTTTTCACATTGGCCGAGCACCATACGCTTAGCTCTGGTATAAGCAGAAGAAGCCCATGCGAAAGCCAAGAAACCCTCATTGTCATGAAGCATCTCAGCGATATGGTCGTGATCTGGATTATGTAAAGGTCCACCAAGCGTTAGAAAATTAGCAACTACCCAATTTTGTAAATCGGGAGCAGGTACTATACGAATAGCTTCCTCTTCATCTGCTTGGTCTATAAAATCAGTTGGAGGAAATGGTCTGATCTGATCCATTAAATATTTGCCTCTTTAAATTTTTTAGCCACTGACTAGCGTATTCAGTCCGCAACTGCAAAGGCCCAGACTCATCAATGCGGCATCTTGAAGCCGTCTCTATGCGAATTACTGTATATCCCATTGATTCAGCAACATCGTAACGATCAAGACTCCAAGCTTTATTTTTAAGCTTGCCCTTACGACCGCCAGACCAAGGGCCACCAGCAATTTCAACTAAAATACGATGTTCAATTAAATGAAAATCAAACCGCCAATGCTTTGTAGACTTAAACTGGAATTTCTTTTCATACTTAATTCCCAGATTATCTAAATTTTCAGTAAATTCTTCTTCTGCCTCTAAGTACTTTTGAGTAGCTTTTGGTAATGATCTGCTTTTAGGTTTTGTTTTAGGTTCTTTTTTTCGTGTAAGCCAAAAGTAATCTTTATCGTCCATATTTCACCCATAAAAAAAGCCACCGCATGGATGACTATTCTTTACACTTAGAGCTTATCAACTATGTTAATCAAAAAAATTAATAACTTATTATATTTTATAAATTTTCAATTGATAAAATATAATTTTTTAATATTTCCTCATCCTTAACTAAATTAGAATGCTTCAAATCTTCTATATATTTTGTAAATCTATCTTTTATTTTAGAATTAATTTCCGAGTCATTTAATAATTGAAGTTTAGTACTTAGATCAAATATAACTAGTGAAGTAGCATACAATGAAAATGCTAAACTATTATTACTGTTAAACAATTCTTTTAAGTATGAATTATTTTTCATGTATTTCCAAATATCTTCATCTGGATTATTTAGTCTTGTAGATTGTATGTATGCAAAAGCAATAACATATCCAATTTTAAATATATTCATCTCATTATCAGTAAACATCCTTTCAAATAATCTTGAATTAACGTCTGAATCTTGAATATTATTTAATATTTTCTTTTCATCATCCCCACCATCAATTAACTGTTTTATAAAACCATTATTTGATTCAATTTTATTTTTAGTCTCTGAAAAATGATCAAAAACTTCTGCCTTAAAATCAGTGATATCATTCTTTAGATTTTGAATATTTTCTAAGGCTTCAGCTTGTATTTGTAACTTATCTTTAATTTTCACCAGAGAATCAAGTTGATTTGCAAAAGTTGCACTAGAATTTTTTTGTTGCTGTGATTCCACATAAGTATAGCCTATTGCAAGCACAGCCAAAATTATTGAAATTAAAGTTCCTGCAAAAGATACATATCCTAGTGCACTACTATTTCCTGCAAATTGAAAAGCAACCCAAAAAATAAATGCCTCAATAATTAGCATTATTATAATAGAAAGTATCCACTCTCTAGTTGTAAATTTAGTTTTTTCGCTCACAATTTCGAACTCAAATATTTAATTTAATTTCTAAATTATATAAAAAAACTTTACTTTGTTACACCTTTTATAATTTCCCCCGACTGTTTTATATCTATTTTCTACCGCAACAGTGCATGAAAGAAAACCTCCCGAAGGAGGTCTTTTAATTAGACTCTTTGAACCTTTAATTCATAATGAGCCAATACATTTGTGTATACCACCACATCAAGGATTTTATACTTTTCTTCTTGCCCACTTGGAATAGTTCTAATAAGGGTATCCCCTACATTTACTGGTACTTTTATATCCTTACTAAAAATATTTCCTGGCTGTACTGTACATTGTTTCAATTCTTTCTCTTCACCAGTTGCAGAGTTGATTAATTTTAGTGTTTCTCTATTAAACATTATTATCCCCTTATTATTGGAAATATTTTTATAACACAGAAATTTAAAAAGCACACTAAGTGGCGGGCTTCTATGTATTTAAGTTCTAAATTACGAAAGATATGGGTATTTTTCAGCTAGATACTTATTGGCAATTTTTGTAGTTTCAGAATATGGAAGTTCAGCACAAAGCCAAAATCTATAAGTATTTTCACCGACAATATAACTCTGACGGTTATAAGTTGATTGTTTGCTTGAGTCTATTTCACTAGCTTCAAAGTAAGTCCCTTCACGGTTATTAACAACTTCACCATCCGAGTCACCGCCAATACAAATATTCATTGCAAGCTTCCATAAAATTATGAATGGCAGTTTAATATAAAAGAAAAAGCCCCGCCAATAATCGATATTTAGCGGGGCTTCCTGTGCCGTAATACGTCCGGCAAATTAAAAGTTATTTAAAATAATTTTCTACCTTTGATTTCATAATTGGATCGACATCTTCTTGTAAATAAAAGCATTCGCGATATTTTTTGATCAATAAATGGATGAATTTTTGTTTATCTGGAACTGTATGTGCCAACATAATTTGTGCAGAAGCTGTAATTAAATTATTAGATTGTCTTATCAAAGTCAGAACTAGATTTACATCAAAGCCCATTACATCACGAGTAAAAGAATGTTTACCTGTATGGACAAATGAATTTAGTTGGTTGAGATGATACTTTTTAAACTCAACAAACATATTAATTACAGATTTAGCTGGTAAATCAGCTTTATGAAGCATTTCTAACATTTCACTTAAGGATGGGCATGTATCTTTGACAAACTGCTCTTCAAAAGTATAGCCAAAACTTAATTTTGAAATTTGAAAATTTGATGCACAAAACAATAACCAATAGGCTCTTACGGCAGACTCGAACTGAGCACGAGATAAAACCATTGCTTGAATAGGCATGTCTAATGTTAATAAGGTATTAACCCCAATTCCATGTTCAAATGAAATATAAATACATTGCTCAACCAAATCTAATCGTGGCCCACAATCGATTACTGTACTATTTCTGATCTCTTCTTTAAGTTCCAAAATCATATTTAATGATTTTTCTAAAAGGATTCCCCGTTCCATAAAACTTCTTTTCAAAATTATTCTAATGAAATCAAATTATAAATTAAAAAACCCGCTTCTAAATAGAAACGGGTCACAAAAACAAAAACTTTCAGCGCAGTATTTGAAAAGAATCATATATGGATATTCATATATGCACAACAACAAATTTACATTCCAGAGTCTATTAAAGCCCCCCAACTTGAGGAACTTTTTAATCAAAAATTTATATCAATATTGTCTAAAATTGATGAGGCAAAATCAGCTATATCTTTTCCAATTTCTACAAATAAATCTGTTATTTCAACTGGATCAGGATTCACAGAATTAAGCACAGAATTTTCTTGCTTTTGCGTATCCTCGGCATCTAATTGCTCTATATTATTAATTGGATCATTTTGATTTTGCATTAATTTAAGCCAATAAAATTTAAATAAGAGTAAAACTAGTCTTTAGGTGCCCTTAAAATACCTAATACCTTTTCAGACATATCATGTAAGTCAGATCCAATAGGCAACCAGAAATGAAACACTGTATTGTCGCGGTTAAAAACTTGCTTGTAGTACTCGGTTTTAAAAGATGGGTCTATATCAGATGCTTTAAGCAATCTTCCTTCTTTTTCTATAGTTTGCCCATCTAACTCACCACCAACACAAATATTCATAATCTATTCCGGCTGGCTTTCTAATGCTTCTTTGATTGCAAATTCAATTCTTTCTTTAATTAATTCTTTAAATATGAAGAATGTTTCATCCTTATTGCTGATAGGATTTTTTAACAATCTAGGTTCATACACCTGTTCACGTAGTGGATTATTATAAGGATCAGCAATCAATCTTGGAGCTTGTTCGTACCACTGACCATGTAAGCAACCGCCTACACATAGCCATTTTCCAACTTTATTAATCATAAATGCCTCCTCTTCGAAGGCTCTTTATAACATAAAAAGCAAAAAGCCCACCTACTTGGTGAGCTTTTAATTTCTTACTGGCGATTACTTTACATTTCGCCCATTTTAGAAATACTTATACTCAACCGTTCTGTTTATGTCAAGCAATGGTGATTTCTTCTGGCTCAAAATGAAACGATCTAGCCAAACTTGTTCTAATACTATTTTCCCAATTCTCTATACAAGCTTCAGCAATTAACTCATATGGTTCATAGCGTTCAGAATATCCAGATTTAGATACTTTTAATTTTGCGATCGTAATTTTTTCATGCAATGTATATGGGCGTTTCCCCGTACCACCGCATTTATCACAAAACTTAGATCCGTTTGGATATCCCTTTTCATTTAATAACTCCAATTTGCCTAGTCCCTGGCAATGTCCACACATTGCCTTTGTAAATAATCGCCCACGCAATACAACCTCAGCAATACCTTTGGCCACATTTGATAAATCGCCCTGACAATTATTTGGCTTAAAGTTCTTTTTGATCATTTCACGATGGATCTTACCAGCTAGTACGTTTCTAACGCGGAAAAAATCAGCTGAGTTAATCTCCCCTTTTTTTATTTCAACCTTACCCGGTACTTCACCAATACGCTTTTTTGATTCCTTACCATTAATTATCCTGGTCTCATAAATTTTCTTTGTTTCTGTGATTTCTGCAATGCGCTCAAAATCAACACGTTCAAGCAGTAATTCTGCCCATTTTTTTGCACCTGCAGGCAATAAGGCAATTTCTCCCAAAACAACATGCTTAGTAATTTTCCCTTTACCTTCGCTTTGAGCAATAGCAAGGCGAAGTAACTCAATAAAATCAAACTTTTCAACTAGCATAATCGCCTTCCTACTTACCCTTTACCTTTAATAAAAAACAACTTGTTAAAACCTTTTTCACATCAAAATTTTGCATATCGCCCGAATACAAGCATTGCTGCATCCCGTGCATGTTCATTAGTTCTCTTTGCCCACCCTGTCAGTTTTGAAAAATACTTAGCATCAGTTTTGGTTTTGTTAGCTGCAGGGTGAATCATCTTGTATTTCAAGCCTTGTTCTTTGCACCAATCCTCCCAAATCTGAGCGTCCCTCTTCACGGATCCGATCCCCTCACGAACTCCGGCACCGTATTTCTTTTGTTCTGAATCAATACGTCCAAACCATGTACGCAAACGGGAATCCTCAATAAACAACATTAGATTTTCTTTGCCATGGCCCTCTACTAGCTCTAAAACTTTGCTCATCGCCTGAGTAATTGTTAAAGATTCAACATCGTGTAGTTGTCCGCCATTACCCTGATCAAATGCCACTGCAAAGCCGGTATTTACTCCAGTATCAATTCCAATTAAAACTTTGCTCATTACACTTAACCCTTAAGTAACTGGTCCAATTGATTGGCAATGCCGTTATAAACTCGCGCTTTATCCTGATCACCAAAAAGGCTTGAAGCATGAGCATCGTGTTTATACTTTTGCACTAGGTTTTCAATTGAACTTCTTAGCTCATCCAATAAATCAAATCTTGGTGCATTCCCTAACGGCGGTTTCATTAATGGGCCACCCTTATCAGTAAAACCCAATTTGATAAGCTGATCTTTAAGTTGGTCAACTTTAGCTTGCTGATGCTGGAAAACCCACCAAGCACCATTTACCAACTCATCAACATACTCATCATCACTATGACTGTCCCAACCAGCAGGATATTTATTAATATTCCAGCCGTTCTGAATCGCAATTACTTCGAATTGTTCTTGTAATGCTTTCTTATCCATTCTTCACCTCATCTAGCTCTTTACGAGCTAACCACCACAAAACCACCGCCCCACAAATAGCAGCTGTGAAAAATGAAATGAGTAAACTCCACGCTAAAATCTCGTATTTGTTCATGCCACCGCTCCCTTACTTTGCTGAAAACCAACCTGAATTAAGTACGGCATCCATTTTTGCTGATGTGCAGGATCTGCGAGTTTTACTGCGATACGTGCTGCAAGTTGTTCATAGCTTTCGTTGCCTTCGGCATACTTGCTAGAAAACTCAGGATGTTTAGAAAGTTTGTCAGCGAAGACAGCAATCTGCTTTTGACTTAAACCGGTTGAATTGTTTTGTTCACCAGAAAACGATTTAGGCTGTTGTGATGCTTTTTGACGGCGTTCGTATTTAGCTTTTGCATTCAATAACCAATCAGCAAAATGGAAAATCAGAAGATCATCACAAAGATTCTTTGAGGCATTGTTGAGTTCAAATGCTCTAAGTTCTCGGTGGTACCATGACTCCATTACGAGTTGATCAAAATCTACAGACTTGTCAGAAAGAAAAATTTCTTCACGAAGTTTTTTTAAACAAAGCCAAGATTTTTTATTTTTAGATTCTAATGAAAGATTCCTTGATAGATTCTGTGTACCGTTTTTGGTACTGTTTCCGCGGAAAAACGGTACTCTTTGACTGGAAAAGTGGTACTGTTCCGTTTTTGGAACTGTACCGTTTTTGGTACTGTTATTTTCATCTTTTGAACTGTCCCGTTTTTGGTACTGTTTGTTTTTAATTTCGCCAGCTTCCTCTCGGCCAGTTACACCTTTTAAGCGATAAACAATTACCTGTTTGGTAGACCCTTCACGCTTGCCAGAATCCTCAATTAAACCGTCTTCGATTAACTCTGCTATCACTTTAAAAATCGTTTTACGATCCATACCAGTATCTTTAGAAAGACGAGAAACACTTGGATAGCAGCAATGATCTTCTCCTGCTCTATCCGCTAATGAAAGCAGTACTAAGCGCTTCATAGGCTTCTTACTGCCGCCTTTGATTTGGGGGAGTTCAACTCTCCAAGCCCACACAGTGGCATCTAAGCTCATGCGGCCCCCTTAATTTGTTGCGTAATGAATGGATTATTTGCTCTGGCTATCGCAGCCATTGGATATGGAGAAACGGAGTTACCAACCATAAAGACTTGATCTTTTTTAGATAGAGGCTTTCCATCACTCCCGTATTCAATTACGTATGAATTTGGGAACCCCTGCGCTCTAAAAAGTTCACGTGGTTTAAGCATGCGTATACAGATATCAACAATTGCCCAAGGTTCACCTTTGATCCAAACAGTAACTAAGGCTAAACGATCTTTAGTAGTGATCGTATCCATTGGCTCAGTGATACTTCTTGCGTCTCCATTGCCGTAGTAGTTAATTAAAAATGCAGCTACACGAAGAGAGCCCTTATAGTTATCTTTGCTCAACTTGGCAGTAACTAATCCATGATGTCCACCTTTCACTTGTGCACATATGGTTGATAGAGGCTCATCAATTGACCAATTTCGCTGTTGAGATGCGTTAGCAAACTCTGTAATAAACGGAACAAGGATTGGACTTATTAAAGAACTATGTCCGCCATAACCTGCTGTAGTTGTTGCTAATGGTTCACGAATGTCATGACCAAAACTTGTACGGAAATCACGGCCAATAAAAGGTGTGGCAGAATTAACAAAAAATGGCTCTTTAGTTCCAATGACATATTTTTGAATACCTTTAGCTATGCGTTTTAGAGTTGCATCAGCTAGAGGACCTTGCGGCCTATCAAAAATAGAATTTCCTAAATCTGAAAAATCAACACATTCAACTGTTGAGCGCCATTTTTTTAAATTGCCCTTAGGTTTCTTTGAGAAGTATTTTTCTGGCCATACAATTGGTTGCCCATCACAGCGAGCAACCAGAAATAACCGCTCACGTTTTGTTGGCGCTCCGAAGTCAGCAGCAATAATATTTTTTTGCCACTCAACTTCATAACCAAGTTGTTCAAGACTGCGGACAAAGTGTTTCCAAGTTCTCCCTTTCTTTTTTGGGTTCGGTACTAAGAATTGATTGTGCCGAGGAACTTGTTCACCAGGTTCTGCAATTCGATTTACCTTTTTGCCATTAACTTCTATTTTATCGAGCGTAATCACTCTACCTGTTGCTTTATCTCGTTTTGCAATTAAAGGCCCCCATCCTAAGATCTGCTTAACATTTTCCAAGCTGATCACATCAGGTTTAACTTTACCTGCAAACTTAAGAACTACCCATGAAAGGTCACGTATTTCTTTTTTACGTGGTTGTCCGCCAGCAGCTTGCGAATGATGTGTGCAGTCTGGGCTTGCATGAAACCAACCGACTTGATGACCATCACAAATATCAATCGGATCTACTGCAAATACATCTTGAACATAATGCTTTGCATGAGGATGATTAGCCTCATGCATAGAAATAGCTTTAGGGTTATGATTTACAGCAACATAAACTGGTCTGTTTAAGCCCATTTCTAAACCGGTGCTTGCACCACCACCGCCCGCAAAGAAATCAACAATGATTTTTTCCGAGAAATTCAGATCAAACTGAGTTCTAAAGGTACGAGCAGCATCAACAAATGTATTCATGCATAACCGCCTTCATTAATCTGAATAAAAGTGCTGCCTAAGTACCGGATCCGTTTAGCTTGATATAAGCTTGAAATGATTTGTCCAGCATGGAAAATTGGCATTCTGTGCTGTTCTGAAAGGGCTTGCAAAAACTCATCACGAGTTACAGCTGCATTTTTTTCATCACGTTTTTGGCGTTTCAAATTCTGCTTACGCTTTTCCAGTAAACCCTCTAAAGTTTTAAGAGCCGGTTCATACCAAGATTGAATAATTTGCTGACGCTTCAGCTCTTGCTGATTGCCTTTGTTAGTTTGGTTTGATAAATTAGTTTGCATATTCGATTCCTCTAGCCAGTAATTGAATTAACTAAGCCTGATTTCCGAGATCAGGCTTTTTTAATATCCAAGCTTTTCCTTTTGACCACTGATTTCGTCATGAAATAAGTCATCAACTGTTTCTATACGGTTCATCCAACTTTTAGACATGACTAAAAGTGCAGCAACACGTTCTTTATCAATGCTCTGATAATCTTTAGGAACGACTTTTAATCCAAGCAAACTCAATAGCTCGCAAAACATTTCAATCTCATTCAAGCCATTGTTTTTCTTGTCTGTTTTAAGCCGAGTAATAGTGCTTGGATCAACCTTTAAATGTTCAGCAATCTCTTTTTGATTGCTTATATCAAGGCCATGCAATATACGAGAGACGTCATTTCTGGCACTTGCAGATATATCAACGGATAATTTGCTCATGTTGTTTCCTAAGCTGTTTTTGATGTTCCTAAAAAGAATTCAAATAAGCTTTTGTGAGTTAGTTTTTGATTGCTTGCATCAACCATTTTTTGAATGGTTTCCATTCTTGGTTTTTTTCGGCCATGGATAAGGTGAGTTTCCATATATCCATAAGTAACTTCTGCTTCTTTGCAGAACTTGATACGTTCACTCTCACTTAATCCCCGCCAATAGCTATGAAGAGTAAGCATTAATGCACCTCACTGGTAAATATATTTAATAAATATACCCACAAGGTAAATAAAATACAACCTGTTAGGCTATTTATTTTTTCTACCCATTAGGTATTTTTGAGTTCAGCGCTAGAGGTGAATTACAAAATGAGTGAATTAAAGACTATTCATGAAATTAGACTTGCTAATACAAGGAAGTTAATGAAGGAATCGGGGCTATCTCGTTCTGAATTCGCCGATAAAATCGAAATGGCTTATGGGTTATTGAGTCAATATATTGGTAAAAATCCAACTAAGAATATTGGTGATGAAACTGCCTTAAAAATTGAAGAAGCATTTAATAAGCCACGTGGGTATTTAGACCAATCAGATTTTCACAATGAATCTTCTAATCAAAAAGGCTCTGTAGGATTCAAGCAATTCGACATAGAAGAATTTAAGAAAAAATATAATATTCCTGATAGTGAAGATGCTGTTATCTTCTCAAATATTATTGAAAAACCGTTATTTATTTCAAAAAGATGGGTTCCAGTTAAGGCATATAGCAAGATGGGAATGGACGGTTATTTTACAGACATGGGTTATGAGGGAAATGCTGGGGATGGTTATGTCCCTACTCATACTGCGGGGGATCGTGCGTATGCAATAAAAGGTACTGGAGACTCTATGTATCCAGCTATCAGAAATGGTTGGTATGTAGTTTGTGATCCGGATGCAGAATTGACTCCAACCGAATTTGTTCAAGTTTGTTTAAAAGATGGTAGATGCACAATCAAAGAGTTTATTGGAATACATAATGGAGTTTTAAATCTTTTAGCTGTAAATGGCGGAGAAAGACTAACTTTTGATATGGAAGAGGTTGAAAGTATCACTGCTATTACAGATATTGTTCCTCCTAGTCAGCATAAACAGCATCATCCGAAAGCAATCTAGTAAGCATATAACTTAATTAGTTTGAAATATTAGACCCACTTTGTGTGGGTTTTTTATTGTCTGAAATTTGTATTCCACCTTATAAGTGGAAAAAAATAAGAATAATTTCACCTCACAGGTATTTACTTTGTTTTACCTTGCAGGTATATTTTTTCTCATGAACAGCAAAAAGCCCTGACAACTTTCCACGGCAATCAGGGCTTTACACTTACATGAGGTTAATTATGAACGTAAAAACCTTTTCAAACAAGCACAAGGTAATTGGAGTTACAGCAATTGCTGTACTTGTAGCCTTAGGTTCTTGTGAATACCGTACCGCTAATTCTAGCGTCCCTTCTAATTACTCATATGAAAGCAAACAAGTAGTTGCTTCTGAATATGAACTTTTAGGTATTAAGCAAACTGGTGAAAAAACTGGTGTAGCTGTTATCCGCATAGACGGCTTCAAACTAAACGTGAGCTTCGATTTTGACGGCGTAGCAGATAGTTATGGTGTAGCTGGATCTGACTTTACAGCGGCTGAAATTACTAACCTTGCTATTGAGTCAGTAACAGACTTAAGCGGCAAACCTTGGAATGATTTCACCAATCATGACGACCATAAAAACATAAATATTTTATTGGCTGGCTATATCGACCGTAATCATTGGATCGAGGAGGCCTAATCATGCAAAAAGTTAAGCATCATCCAGACGGCTACATGTCATTTTTAGGCCGTGATGATAAAGGGCTGTATTCAGTTCGCATTGGCTGGCAAGTGTACGCATCTAATGCTAATGGCTCAGTTCTTTACAAAGTTAAAGACGGAGTTAAGACGCCTTTAAATGTGTCTAAGTTTCAAACCGACTATCCAAAAGTTTGGAATGAACTCACTCAAGAAATCGATTTTCAGCGCAGAAAGCAGCTCGCTATAAAACTGCGTGAAACAAATATCCCTACTTATGACCGCAAAGCATATAAGCAAAAACGCGGCTTTACTGGCTCAAGATGAGGATAAGAAAATGAATGTATTTTTCCAAAAAGCTGAACGCAAGCAAGCTAAGTTAAGACTTGCTTTATCTGGCCCTACTGGTTCAGGAAAAACAGAAAGCGCACTTAAACTTGCTACCGGTATTGGTGGTCGAATTGCTGTTGTTGATACAGAAGACAGTAGTGCTTCGTTATATGCAGACCGTTATGATTTCTACGCTGCGAACCTAACACCTCCATATACACCAGAAAAATTTACGGCTGCAATTAAAGCAGCTGAACAGGCTGGCTTTGATATTTTAATTTTGGACAGTATTACTCATGAATGGTCTGGTACTGGCGGGTGTTTAGAAATTGTAGATACCCTAACCAAAGGTAAATTTAAAGGTAATAGCTGGGCTGCATGGAGTGAAGTAACCCCACGTCATCGTAAATTTATAGATGCCATTCTCCATTCAAGTATTCACATCATCGTAACTCTACGCAGCAAAATGGATACGATCCAAACCGAAACTAATGGCAAGAAGAAAGTTGAAAAGGTTGGGATGAAGTCTGAGCAGCGTGATGGTATCGAATATGAATTCACTACTGTTCTTGACTTAAATGCGGATCATTTTGCAAACGCAACTAAAGACCGAACTCATATTTTCACTGAACCAATGATGATCAGTGAAGGAACTGGCGTTTGTCTACGTGAATGGCTTCTTTCTGGTTCTGCTGATGCAACTATCGATGGAAATCAGTTCCTAGAAATTGAAGATCTTATGCAACGTGCTGGGATCAACATCGAAAATTACTGCTTAAAGCGCAAGTTAAATAGCTTGATGGATCTTCAACAACAAAAGTTTGAAGAAACAAAAAATCAGCTCTTAAACATAATTCGCAAAAACGAACAAACTGCTCGTGAACACGAAAATCAATTGAGCCAAAGCCAGACGCATGCGGCAAATAATTTTGTAGAGATTTCAGCTGTACAACGTGATGAGCTACAGAACTTCATAGCTGAACGTGGCCTCGATGTAAAAACAGTTTGTGAGCACTTCGGCATAGATGCCCTCATTCAAATTGAAGCGGCAAAACTAAATGCAGTTAAACAAGAAATTGAAACATTGGCTAAAACGGGGATGTCAGCATGAAAATACTTAATAAAGTTGAGGCCAAACTTGCTTGGGCCAACGGTGAATTACTTTTAGTAAATAATACTGAACGTAATGGCTGGGAACCATTTAACCCTTATGACTTTGGCTTTGATGTTTTTGATAAATTCGAATTTCAATTAAAGCCTAGAACTATTTTTATTGGTGAGTTTGAGGTACCAGAACCATTAAGAGAAGCGCCAGAAAAAGGGTCTACTTGCTCTTACCCTAGCCCAACTGTTGAATTAGGTGTGCAGCAGTTTAAGTGGAATGGTTCAAAGGGACAATTACGCATGCTTCAGCATGGTCAAGTCCACTCAAGTTTTGATAATGCTTTTGCTCATTGCTGCGCGATTATTAAAATTAGTGGTGGTGAGTTTGCTGGAGACATTCTAAAACTTCTAAATAAGCATACTGAAGAAGTCGAAGAAGAAAAGCCTTCAGAAAATGATGTTGAAAAAGCACAAACAGCTGAGCCGGCTATTGAATCAGAAACCGCTGATTCAGAATATCAGAAGAAACTTGATACCCTGCTGCAACGAGTTAAGGACTCAAAAACACCAGACGAAGTAAATGCAGTTTATCGATATACACGCACTTGGTCTGATAAACAAATGGAGCCTTTGCTACTTGCAACTCACAAACGTCTTGAAGAGCTAGAAAAATCTAAGTCGCAAGCAACTGAACCGCCTTCATTAATGGTCCAGATCCAGAACGCACCAGACCTTACAACATTGGATGCGCTGGAAATAGATGTGGCCGCACGAGATCCACAGATTCAATCACGACTCATGGATTTTGTTAAGAAACGCCGCTTTGAATTAGAAAATGCGGCATCAAACGAACCTGATTATTTACTGGAGGAACCTTTCTAATGTCGAAACAAACTACTCCAGAGTTTCTTTTCGAGCCAAAGCTGCTACCAATGCAGCTTTTCGAAAAGTTCATTGTGTTCAACGTAAATGCGGGATATCGCGGTAAAGGTACACCACACGGCGTGAACCTTATTAAAGGTAATAAGCCTACCCTTTCCTTAACCGATAAAGGTGTGATGAACAAAGCGGCTCAAGAGCGATACAAACTAATGCTTTTGAAGTATTTCAAAGAAGGTCGCTCTGCAATGGATGAGCTTGATCATGAAGTTAAGCGTATATATCAGATGGTGGCAGCATGAGTGAATTAACTGCTAAAGCAGCAGATGAAATCATCAAAATTTGCAATGAATTGATTGTAGACAACATTGAAGGTGAAAAAGCTGTAGCTGAATGGCGTTGCCAAAGAATAGAAAAACTTGAATCTTGGGCTAAAGCAATCAGAGATGCTAATCGTAAAGCGGAAAGTAAGGAGAAATAGATGTCACGTTTAACTAAATTGGATCGTATGACACATGCAGAAAAAGAGGCTGCTAAAAAAGAATTTTGGGAAGCTGCTGATAATCAAACCTTCCCACCTGAAACGGTTGCAATTGTTATGCATGTGTCTTTGCCTTGGTTGCAGAAGAAAAGATGTGAAGGTGGCGGGATTCCATTCTCTAAACCTCATAAACGTCAAGTAAATTATATGAAGTCTGATGTTTTGGCCTATATTGAACAAAACAAAATGGCACATACTGCATAAGCGGCTAAGTGCCGCTTTTTTAATCAATTAAAATAGACCTTTAATAGACTTAAACCTGAAAAATAGACCGTATTTATCAAAATAGACCATTAATAGACTATTTTTGTATTGCTAAAGATTGTGTAATATTGCATTGTATTGTTTTAATATAAATTACTAAAAATATTCATTTTTTAATATCGCTAGGTATTGCTTAATATTGCATTGTATTGTTAGAATCATCAAAACCCCGCTGAACTTTAGGGTTCAAGGGTAACGACATGCAGCGGCATCTTCGGAGCATTTATTTTTAAATAAATACCTATAAATTCGAATTTTATTTTTAAATTAAAACACCTAGACGGACCTGTCAGTCTATTTTTCATTCTCTTAACTAATTAGTTGTTCTTAAAAATTAAATACTCATTATTTTTTAATTATTATTCATTTCTACGTAAACATTCCTCATACCATCCTGCTTGAAAATCTTCAATTGCTTGGCGTTTAAAGAAACTTGTCTTAAATACTTTGGCAGCATAAGCTGAGCTAATTAAGTCTTGATAAAGCTGCTTGGCTTCTTCATCTGTTAACCCATCGGCAATTTGTTGTAAATCTTGTGCTGGTACTTTTTGCTGTCGTGCTTCCATTACGTTATAAGCAACCTTTTTTACGATATTACAAATATCCGAGTCAGCTGTACTTTCATTAGCATAGCAACCGGTGGCAATAAAACTTAATAATAATATTTTAAATTTCATATCCTTACCCTATTATTATTCATCTTCCGTTCTTAAAAAAGTAATAGATGAGAAGACCTATTCTTTTCAAAATGTTCATGCAGGATTAATTACATAAAAATAAATGATCATGACCACAAGCAAGATGGAAGCAAGTGTTAAATAGGTGCCGACTGTATTAAAACTCTGTAAAAATTTTAAGATCTGCATTTCAAATCCAGAGAAAAGTTTAAGTAATTAACAGAGGAAATTTAGCACAACTAAATAATGCCAATCAATTCACACTTTTAAATTTTTATCGTGATTTAATTCAAATATTATTCATTACATTTTATCCCCAAAGTCCCTTTATAGTAGTCAGTTGCACTTTTCAAATCTGACAATAATTTTTCTTCAGTATACGGTTTTGGTGAAACTTTTATTAATGCAGGCATGTATTGTTTTTTATACACATCAGGATAGTCATGACATAAAATTTTAACTTTAACTTCTTGAGGGGTATTTGGATTATCTAACTGATCTAAAAATTCACCAATTTTTCGGTCCGACTCTTCAAATTGAGCTTTATAATCCATTTGAGGTGCCTCAGATTCAGCCTGTTTCGTACATGCGCTGAGCAATGCCACACATAACATCATTGTTAAAATTTTTAACTTCATAGGTTTCACATTTTCATATTCATCTTTAAATATACTTATCCTGATTAAATGTAAATAAATACTGTAAATACGTAAAAAAGAAAAAATTATATGTAGATAGCTTCTCCTAACAACAAAACTATTTTTACTTGGTCTAATACATTAGAAGACTGCTTTTTAATAATTTTTAAATTTCGGTGAAACCATAGAAAAGTAGGTATAATTTTGCTCGACTGTCCGCAAATCTTTGTTAGATTTCTCCATGAATGAATTAAGTTTTATTAGAAAAAATTTAAGATCTAGAAGACGAGCTTTAACCCAATTTGAGCAAAAACAGGCTCAGCTTAATGTTTTACATTGCCTAAATCACCTTCCTATTTTTCATTCATCAAAAAAAATCGGTTTATATCTGCATGCTTTTGGTGAAATCCATACCGATCTTCTTATCAAATTATGTTTTAAAAAGAACAAACAAGTTTATTTACCCATGATTTGTTCGATGAACCAACATTTAGTATGGGTAAAAATAAATAAAAACCAATATTTAAGTCGTCGTTTTTCTCATCACCCATTGGGAATGAAAGAACCTATGGCGACTCGTGGAAAACATGTATCACAGCTTGATTTGCTACTTATGCCACTTTTAGCTTGCGATCACTATGGGACACGTATTGGTATGGGTGGTGGTTATTATGATCGTACATTAGCAAGTGCTAAGCATAAACCTTACCGTTTAGGATTGGCACATCAATTTCAATTTATTGAACACACTTTAGAACGTCAAAGTTGGGATCAACCGTTAGATGCTTTACTGACTCCACAGCACTTTTATTATTTTAAAAGATGATTTTTATATAAAATTTATAAAATCTCCAATATATCCTTTTACTTTTTTAGCTCCTTAAAAACGAAAAAGTAACCACCCTAAGGATGGTTACTTTGCCGTGACAGACCGTTTTACCAACTTATATTAACACGTCTATTTGGCGCTAAACATTGAATAAGTTGTGAACTATTGTTATCACTACACTGCTTGTATAAGTCGGTCTGGCTATTCGCCTGTATTTGTATACGGCTTGGTTCAACACCTTGTCGTACCAGTAACTTGGCAACCGTATTCGCTCGTTTAGATGATAACTCTTGGTTATAACTAAACTTACCCAATGGGTCTGTGAATCCAGAAACAATAATTGGGGTTGTTGTTGGACTTTTCTTAATTTGCTCAGCAATTTTCACAACGCTATTAGTTCCTTCTTCAATCGCACTCGCATCAAATCGATCAAAAGCAAATAGGACACTCGCTGTACGATCTGCAATTACAGTGCTAAGTGCTGGTGCCTGATTATTTTCTCCCAAAACAACTAAACCTTCGCACGCTTCACCCTTCCAAGATAAACGTTCTGCTAAATAGTGCTTATCAAAATCAATACGCAACTGGCAACGCTGGTACTGGTGTGTGTTGGGAACACGGATATCTAGCACATAGTTCCAAACTTTTACTGCAAAAAGCCCTTCACTAAATTGTGGATTGCCTAGTAAAGCTCGAATTTGATCTTTATTTAGTCCTGTATCTAAACGAGCAATATCTTGGTATTCATAACGTTTTACTTGTTTCAAATAACTCTTTTCAATCGCTGGAAAATGAATTTCCTGTTGCTGAGCCTGTTCATTTGCATAAGTTGTGACTGCGAAACCAGCAAAAGCTGCTACGACTAAGCTTTGGATTGTTTTGTTCATCTCTATAATCTCTTTAATCTGTCGAGCAAGGAGAGCATTGCCCTCCCAACCAGTTTCTTAATTAATCACACCACTAATACCAACGCGGACGCTTGGCTCACCTTGAGAAGCAGCTGCCACACCACCTGTAATTGACCAACGGCCATTGTCAGAGGTTTTGCGTAAGGTCACACCGACTGCGTTCTCACCACCATGATATGCAGCACCAACAGCATAGGTATATTTACCTGCTACAAACGGCGCATTTTCTAAGGCCATGGCAGCGGCAATACCTGCATTAGCTTTTTTCTCAACGTCATCAATACGTTTATTAGTGTCATAGAACACTTGTTGTAACTGATCACCCAGATTGGTAATTTTGTTACCCAATTCTTGGTTCGACTGGTTTAAGGTCCCAATCGCATCATTAATATTGTTCTTACCTGTACCACCAATATTGTTGGTTGTAATTGAGCCATCTTTAGGATCAATCGTAGTATTTCCACCAATACTGTTTTTGATGCTTTCTGAAATTTTATGGATTTGTCCACCATTTACAGCTTGGTTCGAACCAGCTTTAATCTCACCATCTTTAACACCTTGAACAACACGATCACCCTCTTTACCAGCCATATTAATGCTAGTACCGCCAGAATCTTTACCGACCGTGATTTCACCATTTGGTTTTTGCTGTTGAACTAACCCAGCTTTACCATTAGAAATGTTATCGATGTTATTCTGAATATTCTTAATATCATTCGAGTTCTTATCGACTTGATTTTGAACATTCCATAATTGACCACCATTCACGGCATCTTTAGAGCCTTCAGCAACTTTACCATCCGCTACATTTTTCAGATTGGTACCTTTTTCTCCACCACCTAAAGTGACTGAGTTCTTGTCGACATTGCCATTTTTATCTTTGTCATACTGCACAGCATGATCAGAAAGCTTGCCAATATCTTTACCAATTTGATCTTTAACTTCGTTAATTTGCTTATCTAATTGGCCTTTGTTCACCGCATCTTTCGCATTAATACCGTCTGCAACATTGGTAATTTGTTTACCACCTGCATTAATACCATTCACTGTGATGCTTGGCCCACCCTTGATGATTAGACCTTGTTGATTTAAGACATGGCCCCCGACATTCACGCTATCGAACTTCACATCTTTTAACATCTCAATTTTGACACCATCTTCTGTGGTACGGGTAATGATATTCTCGCCACTAGTTTTATCTTCAGCAGTTTTTGCGTCCGCACCACCTACAATATTGATAGTGTCACCAAACTTACGGTGAACTGCTTTGCCTTGGGTTGCTTTCTGGTCATTCGCACCAAAATTCAGACCTTTTTGAGTCAAGTCATTTACACCATTGGTGACTTTTTCATCTACAGACTTAATTGCGTCATTGATGTTATTTTTACCTGTTCCACCAATGTTATTGGTCGTCAGACTACCATCCGGATTAACAACTGTATTTCCACCAATACTGTTTTTGATGCTATTAGAGATATGGTGAACCTGACCGCCATTTACAGCATCTTTAGAATTTTGTGCAATAACGCCATTAGCCACATCAGTAATTTTCTTACCGCCGGCATTAATGCCATCTTTAGTAATGCTTGGACCATCTTTAATGGTTAAGCCATTATGATTAAGTACGCTATCACCCGTGGTTACACTATTTAATGTTAGATCTTTTTTAGTCGACACTTCATAGTTAGTACTGCCATCTTTATTAACAGTTTCTTTTACAACAATGTTGTCGCCTTCAGTTACAGTAGTCTTCGCTTTCGTAGCTGTATTTTTTACTTCACTAATTGCATCATTGATGTTGTTTTTGCCAGTACCACCAATATTATTGGTCGTCAGGCTACCATCCGGATTTACAACGGTATTTCCACCAATACTGTTTTTAATACTGTTTGAAATCTTGTGAATTTGGCTACCATTTACTGCTTCTTTTGAAGTCGATGAGATGTGGCCTGCTTTCACATTATCTAAAACCGTACCGTCTTTACCTTTTAAGGTAACTTTATCTTTGGTCTTGGCATCATCGTATTTCACCGCAGCATCATCGGTTGCATTTTGCTTGGCAGCAAGATTGTCCAACTGACTCTTATTCACTGCATCTTTGGCATTGATACCATCGGCAACATTGGTAATTTGTTTACCGCCAGCATTAATACCTTCTTTAGTAACGCTTGGACCTTCTTTAATAGTCAAACCATTCGTATTTAAGGTGGTGTTGCCCGTGGTGACACTGTCAAACTTCGAGTCTTTTAACAGTTCAATCTGAATACCGTCTTTGGTCGTACGGGTAATAACATTCTCACCACTGGTTTTAACCGCTGGCGTTGAAGCTGCTGCTCCACCTACAATGCTTAGCTTCTCACCCAGTTTACGGTGTACATCTGCTCCACTATTACCAGCAAAGTTCAAGCCTTTATCAGTAAGGTCATTTACACCGTTGGTTACTTTGTCATCTACAGATTTAATTGCATCATTGATGTTGTTTTTACCCGTTCCACCAATATTATTAGTAGTCAGGCTGCCATCCGGATTAACAACCGTATTTCCGCCAATACTGTTTTTAATACTGTTTGAAATATTGTGAATTTGGCTACCATTTACTGCTTCTTTTGAAGTCGATGAAATGTGGCCTGCTTTCACATTATCTAAAACCGTACCATCCTTGCCTTTTAAGGTAACTTTATCTTTGGTCTTGGCATCATCGTATTTCACCGCAGCATCATCGGTTGCATTTTGCTTGGCAGCAAGATTGTCCAACTGAC